AACAAGCAATCCTTAAAACTGCATTGGTTGCATCTGCCGCCGGAAATGTAACCACCAAATCCTGCCCTGATTTTGTGATATTTACCCCAAAGTTTAATACCGCTACAGATCGATTTCCATTGGTAAAGTTGTATATCAATGCGCCATTTGTCGTCAAAGTCACGTTGGTGAATGTGGCGGTATCAAACGTCCAATAAGCAGTAGTTCCTTGAAAGGTTGGCGTGATGTTTGTGAGTGCAATCCCGCCGGCCGTGTAATTGGCTCCACTGGATTCACCTGCTGCTGTGTAAGCAGTCGTCGAGGCACCAAGATCGGCGTTGGCTGTGTAGAGGGCCATCTTAAAGACATCGCCAGTACTCGCAGTGAAGTTATGCAAGCCCTGAGCCAGCTCTACTTTGAAGCTTGTTGTCAGGGTTTGAATGATTGCCATTACACCACCTTATCCCGTACCTGCCCAGAGCGGTATGCATCCTGGCGATCAAGGCCGTCACCAAGACGCTTGGCAAGAGCAAGTGCTTCTTTATATCTGCCCGTGATGTTTTGAATCATATCTGGCTCACCCTTGAGGAAAGTGTAAGCCTCTACCAGGCAGCCATACAAAAGCACTGAATCAAAGTTATCACTAAGCCACGTCGTATTGGCATCTGTATCTGTCGCCGCAATCGATGTTGGATAGTAGAAGTAATGCAGCTCTACACTGTATGCAGCATCAGGCGTAGGGCCAAGTAAAAACACCCACTCTTTCTCATCGGTCGAATCAGGTCCAAAGATTGCATAGCAATATGGCTCACCCGTATTGCCAGAACCCGTGGGCGCTGGAAATGCCTCACGTATGAAGTTCACATCTTTGTTAAGCAGGTATTTGTAAGCGCCGCCTGCATCAATAACCGCCAGTGAATAGGGTGCAAGAAAATCCGTGGGCGCCTGAAGATACCGATTATTAATCGTGCAGGTTCCAACTACGTTTTTCCGTAGCGACGGAAACTGAATGGAATTAAAGATTCGTTGCTCTGCCTGTTTGGCAAACGTCTGAAGCGTTACCGTCTCAAACGTCGTTTCGCAATAATCTTGTATCGAAGTCTTAAGCTGGCCCCAGTTCATGTTGGCTCCTTAAGCCATTGGACCCCGGCACATCGTACCTTTGGTCGCAGCCCCGGCACCGCGCATCTTAATGCCAGAAGTCTTCACTTGGCTATTTGGGTTCATGGCTACACCGTGGGTTGGTTGCCAATCCTTCACCATGTTATAGGGCATCTCTTTGCCAGGGTTTGGCGATGCAACAACTTTTGCGCCCGCCATGGTATGCGGTTCAGCGTATACCGATGCAGGACCGACTTCTTTGCCGCCCTGCTTCATTGAATACTTGGCCATAACTTACCCCTGATTACGTGCGCGTGCAAGATTGCGTCCCATCTTCTTCATCATTTCTGATGTAGGACCGCCCTTACGCATCTTGGTCAATGGCTTGCCAGGGTGCATTGCTTTTTCATGCTTATGCACCGCAGCGGCGGCTGTCTTTTTGTCTTGCTTGATATCATCTTTCATCACTTGCTCCTAGGAGGCTGATACACTGTTTAACAGGGCCTGCCCCACCAAGTGATTGGGGGTCATGCCATAATCAAAAGATCTTGCGCCACCAACTGGATTGAAGCCCCATTCTATAACCCGGCTTCCTTCAAGCGGAACACCCGTATATAAAGGGTCTGTCCCTATCGTATAGTTGGTCTGCATCCCGTTATAGCCTGACTGGTAATACGAGTTGGAATCGGGACGTGGATTCCTTACGGCCTGCGGATCGTTAACCGGATACATGCCAAGTTGCAACTGCGGCTGATCAGGTTCCCAACATTCTGGGCATACCAAGATATTAACATTCTTGGTTTTAATTGTAAGCACCTTGAGCTGCTTTAGTTTATAGCGAAAATTACACCTATCGCACTGGGCGATAGCAAACTTTCCACTGGCAAACTGATTAGGCATTTAGAAGTTCACGCCCAAGAATGACTGCCTTGGTACAAACCTAATCGGCGCTTTCTCACGATCTTCGCCTGCTGCCAGATCCCATGACTCATCATACTGAGCCTTAAGCATGGCCATCCTCTCCAATCCGCCCTCTACTTTCATGGACAGCTTGTATGCAAGCCCTGATATAAGCGCCTCTTGGAATCGATAGGGAATATCCTCCACGTTCACACCATTCCCTGCGTCCTGCATCCTACGCATCCGCCAGTAAACCAGTGTGTAATAAGGCGTAGAGATGGAACCCTGATCCGGGGCTGGCCATACCGTGACATTAGGAAACTTGGTATTGCTTACCGTTGCGCCTGAAGAATGAGCCGCAGCCGTTGTGTTGTTCTGACCGCGGACGACATTGTCTAGCGTTGCATAAGCTGAAGTGCCCGTTGCCACATTCTCGGCTTGGGTTGAAGTACCGTAGTAATAAACCGTCTCCGATCCAATGTTTGCATATCCTGCATATGGTATCCCTGCGAGGCTAGACATCGGTATTGTCGTAGCAGAGGATGAGATGTTTGCTGCCAGAGTACCCGTGAAAACATATGTCTGTCCGCCTTGCCGATCTATGTAGATCTGTATGGGCCGCCCTGTGGCAAGCTTGTTTGGTATCGTTGAATACGTGCTCACCGAGATCCGGCTGATATTGATGTCCGTCTGGTTCTGACCTTCACCGGTCCGAATGATGGTTTCTACCAGGTCAACCGTATTAATTGGCAATGGGTAGGTAATCTGGTTGGCATAGAGCTGTATAGCACCCTGCTCCATGGTCCATAGATTTACCCCGCGGTTTGCCCACTCCGTAAGTAACAAATTAAGTGATCTACGAGCCGTCCTTAAATCGTAGCCAGAACGTAGTTCTCGGCCGCATCTTTCATACGCTTCTTCGACAAGCTCATTAAGATTGGGGTCGAATGATGTCGTGCCGGATGTGTAAGCCATTACTTGCTCCTTGCAGCACGCATATTATCCACGAGATTTGGATAGGGTCTACCAGCAGCTTTAGCCATAGCCTTTGCTTTGGCTTTTTTTGCGGCATCCATGGGCCTCGATTTACCAAGTTTTTTTGGTCTCGGCTTGTCCCATACCTCCCCACCCTCTGCGTACTGCGTAAAGTCAGTATCATCCCGACGGCGTTTGACCTTGGCCTTGGGCATTTTGCTGGGATTGATCGCTCCCATTCCCCTGCTTGGCATCAATTTGCACCTCCCCAGCGTACATTAGTTACGATTCGACTGATATGTGACTGCTGAACACCAAAGTTTTTTGCTAATTTTGACTGGCTAAACTGTGCAGAAAAATACAAACCTCTAATTAAATTTACATCCGACTGTTTTAATTTTGCCATCGGGTTGTTCTCGCCAGGGTGGGGCTTACCCTTTGCTCTTCCTTTGGCAGCTTTGTCTTTCATGTTGTCTGTATGAGTTCCTACAAACAAATGGTGTGGATTACAACACTTCCTGTTATCGCATTTGTGCAAAACTTGCAAAACATCATCAATAGATTGAATTAAATTATGAATTAACGCAGAAACCCTATGAGATGGTTTTGATCTTTTGTTGCCTACATTCATCCATCCGTAGCCTTGTTTGTTGATATATGCCTTCCACTCCCAACATTTGTCTTCGGATGTCAAGTCAATTTTTCTCCAAAAATTATTTATCACTTGTTGGCTGATCATTTGTCGCTCCTAATAGTGCGGCTAGTCCGAAGTTGCCAGTATCTTGCAAAGGACGCAAGTAGCTGGGCGCTTTGAATAAATCAAATGGCCCAAACTCTGGTGCTGGCACGTTGGGCTGTGCGTAATCTACATAAGTCTTTTTCTGACCAACGGCAGCAGGAATACCAAATAACGGGAATGGCATACCAGCCGACGTTGTTGGGGGTGCCGATGTCGTAGGCGCCTTGGATGTTGTAACTGGTGAAGACGTTGTAACCGAGGCGGACGTTGTAATAGGCAGAACAGTTGTCACTGGCTCTGTCGTAATAATTGTCGGTGTTGTTGTCTGTATTTGTGTTGGCGTAACCGTGGGCATCACAGTCGTCGCAGACAATGTTGTCACCGGGGCCGTTGTTGTTGGAAGCGAGGTTGTTGTTACGGGAGGTATAGTTACTGTTGTTGTAACCGGCGGCAACGACGTTGTTGTAATAATCATCGTTGGCGTTAAGGACTGAGTCTGTGTGAGTGATTGGGTTACAGACTGGGTAACTGACTGAGTAAGCGATTGACTAATGGATTGTGTTACCGAAGGGCTAACGGATTGCGTTACAGATGGCGTAATTGATTGTGAAATCGATTGAGTTACCGGCTGAGTTATTGATTGCGTTACAGATGGCGTAATTGATTGTGTCACTGATTGCGACTGACTTACAGACTGTGATACTGATTGCGTAACTGACTGACTGACAGATTGTGAAACTGTTTGAGTTACCGACTGCGTGACTGGCTGAGTAACAGATTGAGAAACCGTCGCGGTCACGGACTGCGTGACTGGCTGAGTAACAGACTGGGATAGAGTTTGGCTTACAGATTGTGTTACTGATGGTGTAACTGATTGAGTCACTGACACCGAAGGTGATGTAGTGACGCTTACAGTTGGCGACGTTGCAACGCTTGTTGATACCGATACGCTAGTGGCCCGGCTAATCGATTGCGACACCAAAGTAGATATGGATTGAGATATTGACAAAGACTCGCTTACAGAAACTGATGCTGACAAGCCTTTAACAACATCTTCGCTAATCTTCTGGCTTAAGCTTTGCGAAAGAGAAAGCGCCTGGCTGGTCGATACCGATGCAGAAACACTTGATGACAATGAGCTGCTTGTTGATTGTGAAATAGATACCGCCACCGATTCCGATACGGATACAGACTGAGATTGCGACACGCTTTGTGATTGCGAAACGCTTTCTGATACGGACACCGATGCGCTCAAAGACTGGGACAATTTTGTAGCTTCTGATAGGC